GTACGGAGTCGGAAAGAACGACCGCCTAGAAACCGAGGATGTCACTCCAATCGACAAACAAGCTCTTCGAAAGCAACTTATCAGGCGAGCGCTTGAGCAAGGAGGAGGAAGCGAGAGCACTTAGGTGGATAGCTGATCACCTAGATGAGCTCAGTGACGACGAAATCAAAGCCTTAGCGGATCTTTTTGATCCTGAATTGCAGGCTTGGGAGGAACTTGCAGAACCGTACCGGACGGATCTCGTCGCCTACTGCCGAGAGCAGTTGGAAATGGAACCGTGGGCAGGTGTTGATGGAGAACCAGGACAGCTCGAACTCTTCCAAGACATCAGCGAGAGCGTCAGACTGCAGCTTGAAGGCAAACCACACCAGAAAGTCTTTCACGTTCAGGCTGGTCACGGAGTCGGCAAGACTCGAGGTGCAGCTGCTGTCGTCAACTGGTACTTCGACGTCTTTCGCTCGATTACGATCACGACTGCGCCATCGGATGATCAGGTCCGCCTGCTGCTCTGGAAGGACATCAAGACTCTGCGAAAGGGGAGAAACCTTCCCGGCAAAGTGCTTCCTGAAGATCCGAGGATGCAAAAGGCCGAGGACTGGTTCGCGATCGGGCGCACGACCTCGAACAGCGGTGGCCAAGGAACTGCGAGAATGCAGGGCCAGCACCCTGATTACTGGCTGTATGTTCTAGATGAAGCCGAAGGCGTTGCCGACTTCGTATTTGGTGCCGTCGATGGCATGATGACTGGTGGATCTGTTGGCATCGTCTTGATGCTGGCGAATCCTCAAACCCGTACTTCTTCCTTTGCCAAGAAAGGCAAACAGGGAGGCGTCAGACGCTATCGATTTAATTGTCTCAAGCATCCGAACGTGGTCACTGGCCAGGCGGTCGTTCCAGGCGCAGTTATGCGCGAGTGGTGTGTAGACAAGATTGCGAACTGGTGTGAGGTCGTTGATCAGCACAGCGAGGACGACTACACGTTTACGGTTCCATTCGCTGTCGATACCCAGAAGGATGGGATTGTTTACGCTCCCGGCACCATCTTCAGACCCAACTCAGAATTTCAGTTTCGTGTTCTCGGGATAGCGCCGGCCAATGTTGCGGATAAGGTTTTTGTATCCCCAGGCCGGTACGAGGCCGCATGTAAGCGAGATCCCGAAGGCTTTACCCCTGATCTGGCTCAGATCGGAATCGACTGCGCTCGCTATGGAAAGGACGCCGGCACCATCTACGTTCACCACAAGGGAGTAACAACAAGGCACACCCAGATCTACCAGGGAAATACGAGTGCCTACGTTGAACCCGCGATTGAAGCAGCTCTCAAGTGCCAGGCGGCTGGAGCCACACACTTGTCGATTCGAGTAGACGGAACCGGAGGATTTGGGGCGGGAGCCATCGACGGGCTAAAAGCCGATATGAGGCTCCGCGATGCCTTTGGTGACAACTACAGTGTTCACGAAGTCCACTTCGGGTCCGATCCCTACGCCGACGACAAGTATGCCGACAAGGTCACAGAGCTATATGCGGAAGCAGCAGAAACCCTCAAGGGAATTCGGATCCACAGGCCTTCGACTGAACTTGAAGTCGATCTGACGGAGCGCACATTCGACTTCGTGAATCGATCGGGCAAATCGGTCAAGAAGCTGGACGAAAAAGAGAAGTTTAGAAAGAAGTTTGGACGGTCACCGGATGACGGTGACGGATTTGTCTTGGCTGTTGCCCCTGAATTCATCTTTGCTGACAAGAGCCCATTCAGCCACCACATCGAATACATGCGCCAGATGCTTTCCGAGCGGACTCATCAATCATGAAGATACCAATTGTCTCTGCCTACTTTGAGCGCCAGATGGCTTCGCGCCTTCCAGCGGCTATCGAGAGCAGACTAGCAGAAGAAGCACCCAAAATCGAGCAGAGAGCCCGTGAAAAGATGGCCATGGAATTGGCCAGGCAGATGTTTGGCAATGATGGCAACGCAGGTGGAAAGAGCGGCTACCAGTTAACAGCTCAGGTTCCGTTCAGCTATCCCCAGGTCCAAGGCAGTCCGAGACCGCTCTACGGCTATGATCAACCGCTATTCTATGCGACTCCAAATACTCCCAAGCGTAGACCAAACACGATCCTCAGTACGGACACGCTCAGACAGTTTGCTAAGAATTACGACGTCTTGAGGTCCTGTATAAACCATCTCAAGACTGAGCTCCACGCTCAACCATTTGTTATTGGTCCAAAGGACGAAAACGACGCCAGTGCAGCCATGATGAAGCGCGTCAAGGAAGCCACGTACTTCTTCGGCAAACGTGGAGGCCTCGGCGAGATCAACCAAACCCGTCGCCACTATGAGTCCATGCTCGTTGAGGACACTCTTGTCATTGGTGCATTTGCCGCATGGAAAAAGAGAAACCTTGCTGGCGATCTCCTGAATTCCATCCTCATTGACAGTGCCACCATCCGCCCGCGCATGGATGCCTATGGCTGGCCAGGACCAGGAGAGAACTGGTTTGAACAATGGATCCTCGGGATGAAGATCACGGAGTTCTTGCCCGATGAACTCACTTACGATGGCTTATATCCTCGAACAGATTCGCCTTACTTCGACTCCCCTGTCGAATACCTAATTGCGACTGTATTGTCTGCACTCAAGGCCGATGAATGGAACCGAGTCTGGCTTACGGAAGGTAACACGCCCGGGCAAATGTTCAACACTCCGGAAACCTGGACCCCATCGATGATCCGGGAATACAGTGAGTACTTCAACATGCTCATGATCGGTGACCTGGCTAAGCGCCAGTCAGCCATATTTGTCCCAACAGGCGTCAAGGAGTCGAGAGCAGCTACACGAAAGGATCAAGACTTTCAGGAGTTCATGCTGTGGTTACTCCGTCGAACTTGTTCGATCATGGGCGTCTCTCCGGCTTCAATCGGATTCGCGGGAGAGCAGTACAAAGTCAGTCAAGAGGAATCGATGAACTCGACAACTCAGTTCGGGGCCAGCACTCTGCTAGACCTTCGAAATGAGCACTACGACGATCTCCTCCAGGATCTCGGTTACCATGATCTTGAGGTTAGAAAACCAAAGGCAGCTGAAGAAACCAACAGCGAACGAGATTCCCGGCTCGTAACCTCAACCGGAGGTTTCGGGTTCCGAACCGTTAACGATGCTAGAAAGCTCGCGGGTGAAGATCCGATTGCAGGCGGAGACGTAATTCTTGTTCCGAACGGCACTATCACTCTTGATTTTGCTCAGCAAGAGCCTGACATTGCTCCAGATGCAAGCGATCCCAAATCGCAAGCACCTGCGGATGATGCCGAAGACCTTAACCGGTGGCTACGGAAGTCCATCAGACGAGTCAAGGATGGTCGACCAGCTAAGTGCACTTTTGAAAGTGCCACCATCAGCCGAGAAAAGGCATTCAGGATTGCCACTGGCCTTGCTGATGCCATGTCTATTGCGGACGTGCAATCGGTTTTCCGTGCAGCAACCGAAGACGAAGGCGATGATGACGCGGAGGATGATCGTAAACGAAAGCGTTTGATCCCGCTCCTGCTGTCAGTTATGGGAGAAGTGCCGTCGGCCTTCGAGGTCACCGTCGCCGATCTTCAAAACGGTCAAGTCGGAATCACCGGTTTCGCCCAAAACGTTGTCGAAGCTCTTGAGCCCCTGCACACGCAAGCGGCAACACTTGGGAGAGTCAGAGCAACCTTGTCAGGAGATACAAAGGTTGCCTCTGCAGCAGACATCGAGCTTGGAATCAAGTCTGCGAAGTCCCAACTGATTTACCTCGAGAAACTCGCTGGAGATATTCAGGGCGGCTTGTCCGAAGCCCAGATCAGACAGAGAGTCGAAGGATTCGCAAGGCGTCTGGTTGGAACCGCTAACCAAGCCTGGGCGAATTCACTTGAGAAGGATGACGAGCTCGATTGGGTTGATACCGAAGACGAAAGCGAGTGCGGCGACTGCGAGGAGTTGGCCTCTAACTCTCCATACACTCCTGAAACAATCCCGACCCTTCCCGGTCTCTGCCAAACCCAATGTCGCAAGAATTGTCGCTGCTACGTTGTCGCCAAATCGGGTTCGACTTCGTTCTATGACCCTGCGGACGGAATAATCTAATGCCTAATTCACAGTCTCTTCTCCTGTTGGCAAGCGCCACAAAGAACTCAAACGGTCAATCTGAAGACTTCCCCACGTCTGCAGTTGATCGCGTGCACTTGGATATCAATGTGAGTGCAATCACAGGCTCCGTGACCTTTACTTACAGTCGCAAGGGCCACGACGGTAATTACTTCCAAGTGTGGTCCGGAACGCTTGGAAACACGGGATCGCTCTCCGCAAATATCGGGCACGGACTCGAAGTGAATAAGGAGCCCGGAATGATCGGGCAACTGTCTTGGACTCTTGCTGGCTCAGGAGCCAGCGTTACCTTCTCTGCATCAGCCAACGGAAAGTAGCCAAACATCTTGTACGCGGCCGCTTACCCAATTTGGTTAGGTGGCCTTTTCTTTGCTAACCCAAACGATCATGAACCAATACACCTGCATCGCACTAGAATCCGTCAACTACAGTAGCAATGGCCAGACTTCGGCATTCAAGACCGACAAGTTCAGTTACTTAGCCGTCGACGTCAATGTCTCACGCCTGCGGGGCAATACGCCCACAATCGCAATCTTCTTCGAGCGTCAAGGTGCAGATGGGAATTGGTATCCGATCTGGTCTCCAACTGCCTTGAGTGCTTCTGGAAGTCTTTCCACGACAATCGGATCCGGCCAAGCTACGAATCAAGCCCTGACAGACTTGGCTCGAGTGCGATGGGCATTCACGGGAACAAACATAGCAACCACTGTTACGACAGGTGCAAATTCGGCAACCCAGGTTCTTGGTAGTACGGCCGGCATGGTCGCGGGTGATGTTCTCCACTTTGCCACTGCCAATGCGGACAGAACCATCCAGTCGGTAACGGATAGCACCCACGTCGTGCTAACTCAGGCAATCAACTCCACGACTACAGAAGCAGTCACGGTGAAGAACACGCCTGACGCAACTCTTTCGCTCTCGGTCCAAAGCCGAGCCTAAGCGACAGCGCGGGAGCGCAAACAATCATGAAAAGAAAACTCAAGCCGTTCTTGCTCTATAGCGAGATTTCGCGCATTGATAACGAAGAGCGCATTGTCGAAGGCTACGCTTTTGTAAACGAAGTCGTACCCGGCGAAGGCGGGATTCGTTTGACCCGGTCGGCTATGGAGTCAGCAACCGCTGACTACCTTGCCAACGGAACCTGCCGAGAGATCCACCAGCCCAGTGCAGCTGGAAAGCCAATCGACGTCGTCTGGGACGAAAAGGGCGCCTTTCTACGCATGAAGGTTGTCGATGACCAGGCATGGAAGAAGGTCCAAGAGGGCGTTTACCGTGGCTTCAGTGTCGGAGTCACACCAAAGGTAATGCGAGGCAACCAAGTCACTGCGTGCGAATGGTGGGATACTTCCCTTGTCGATCGCGGCAAAGATCGAGATGCCCTGATCACTATGTGGCGATCGGGTGAAGTGGATCCGGAAACCGAAGTCGAAGTTGAAGTCCTCGAGAGAGCGTCATTCTCAGACTATCTTGCGGACTGTGCGCCGTCCCAACTGCGGGACATGGCCCTCGATTACCTGTGGAATTCTCTTTATGACATCCAATGGGGCTGGGGCCAAGCTGAACTCTCGCCCGAAGAGAAAGAAGCTGCTATTAGACAGACTTGCGCCGAATTCACAGAATTCATTGTAGGCGCCATCGCCACGGGCAAGATTCCAGAGATCCCGGCCGATGAAGACGAAGTCGATCGCGGTGAAGGTTTGCCTACGCTATCCCGCGCCGAACTAGCTGATGCCGCTTCAAGAATCGGGGAAATCCTTGTCAATAAGGAAAGCCGATTCCTTACGGCAGATGAAGAATCAGTGATCGCGAGAGCACAAAAACTTGAGCTCGAGATCACGAGATCACAAGAGACAATTTCAGCGCTAACTCGTGAGCGCGATGAACAAGCAAGTGAACTCCAGAGAGTGCAAGGGCTCCATGAAGCCGCAAATGCTGAAATCACTCGCCTGAATAACATGCCGCGAAACCCGGCTCCCGTTACCCGAAGATTTGAGGGTGTAGAACGGACGCTCGGTGACGCAAAACCCTCGAACGAGAAGCTAACGGAGTTGAAGGCAGAACTCGCCGAAATTCAGCGAATGCAGCCAACAGCCGACGAAGCCGAGGGACTGCGACGTGTAGGTCGCATCACTCAACTCAAGCGCGAGATCGCCACGCTCGCGCACGACCAATAGGAGATCACAATGTTTCCAAACAGCGGCTTCATGGACCCCGGCCTCGGGGAATCCGGCCTCGGTATCGTCCCTATTTCGCGATCAGTATTTTCGCGATCGATCACGTCTGACGTCAGAGAGAAGTTTGATCGCATCCAGCGCGGAGACTTCGGTGGAGTAGATCCACAGCAGGCCATGTATGAACTCAACATGGCAATGATGGAAGGCGTTCTTCGTGCCCAGAATCTCGCTGGCGTTCCAGTCCGCGAAGACCTGGAAGCCGAAGTTTCCTCTCTGATCCCAGTTCAAACGCCTCTCCGCAATCGACT